ACATCGCCGGGGATTATTCTTAAAAAGTCAGGTCGTAAAATCCACATTTCAGTTGGTACTGAATTGGCATTAGTTTTTCCAGCTAGATAAACCGGACACTCACCCTGTAACAAAAGGTAAGTGGTAATCATATATATAAACTCCCACTTGGTCTGAAAAGAATTAACCCTATAAATCAGCTCCAAAATAGGGTGCTCTTTGATTTCTTCTATCTTTTCGCCTTTGGAAAGTCGATATAATTCAAACTGAATATCAGCCACTGCCTCAGCGATAACATTTACATTAGTATAGACCCAGTCCTCGTATTTCTTCCAATACTCCTGAGCAAACATCGGAGGCGGTTCGCCATAACCTGTTTTAAGCACAGTAAAATCAAACTCTTTGGCTACCATATCAAGTTTGGTTTCAGTAGCATCAAGTTTAGTAGATAGTGCTTTAATCTCGCTGTCCTTTTCGGACAATTTACTTTGAAATTCCTCTTTTATTGGTTGAGTGAAGCGATCTAATAGTCCCATAGTTATAGAAAATTAATATCAATTTTTGGTTTGTTATTGAATTGTGAGTAAGCGTATTCTGCCAAAGCCCAGCTATCACAGTAATCATCATGAGCGTTAGGAGCGTCTGGGTGGTGGCAAGATAAGAATTCTCCCTTATATTCTCTTTGCAAGTCCAGCATTTGCGATCTAAACTTTTCTGCTTCCTTCGTCTCAATTCTAGGTAATTCTGTCAAGAGCTCACGAACAACTATCATTAGATTTTTATACATCGTGTCTTTAGATTGTAGTGAAAACTTAACCCTATATAGTCCATTTAACTCTGAATTCCATCGTGTGTGTCTTTCAAACATATCTGGCATAAAATCACCCTGACCAGTAGAATCTATCGCTACCGCTTTTATAGAGTATCGAGATAAAAAGTCTTTTATAATATCGAATTGATCTTGGTAGTTATCTCCTTGGAGTTCTAGCCAGTTTATAAGTTGTTTTTTGCCTTCATTAATTCTGACGATTGTTACCACAGTTGAATCGGGATTTTTAGCTGTATCAATACCAGCGAAACAATCCCCGGAAGTGAAATTGTTACATCTTGAGTAAGGTTGAACCATCTTGTCTAACTGCTCCCAAGTGATAAACTGACCTTGACCGATAATCCACTTTAATTTATATGGTCTTTGAAACTCGTCTGAATCTTCACCAAGTAATACTCGATCTTCATTTACAGTTTGCCTATAAACCAAATGCTCTACATTACCAGTCTTTTCGTAAAGTTTTTGTCGTTGTTCTATGATCTGATCACAGTCATAAACTTTAGCTCGTCCATCTCTAATTAGTTTATAAAAGTAACAAATTTGTGTTCCAGCAGTACCAACAAATATCCTCGGAGCATTAGTAGCCGCACCCATTGGAAAGATATCAGAAATCATCTCTTGGTCATCAATCCCCTGTGATTCTTCAAATATTATTAAGTTAAGTGTTTTTGATTCTGGTTGTGATGTTTTGGTTACCGGAAAGATATAACACTCACTCAAATAATCCCCGCAAGGTATTCGTAGTGTTTGAGCATTAGCTTCAATGGGTTTGAATTCCATCATCATACCAGTTTTGCCTAATACATTTTTTAATCGATCAAAGTCAGTTTTAGCCTGTTCTCTTTGTGGTGCAAATATCCCAACTGAAAAATTATCCTTATATATTAAGGGGATATAGTTCATTAAAAATTCAACTGTGTGAATCAAAGCAGTAGTTTTGCCACTTTGACGGGCAAACTCAACAGCTATCTCAATCGTTTTGAGTTTCTTTATTTCTTCTTCATTACAAGACTTGATCGCTTCATAATTTTTTACTACCGCTTCTATTATTAGGTCTGAAAACTCGGTTTGATAATCATAAAATTCAATCTCCTGTAATTTCAGGTGTTTGTCCCTCAATTCTTTTAGTTTCGTTATCATCTACAAGCCCCATCCTTGTTAAAATTTCTAATCTAGTATCTATTGATCCCGACATTTCGACTGGTTGTTTCGGCATACCGTCTATTCGGTTAATAATGTCCTTTATCATTGAAACATCACCAGCCAGTACCGCCTTTTTCATTATTTTATCTATTAAGAGTTCAAGATAAGTTCTTTTTTCTTTGTTATTTGGAAAGTCAGCGACTTTATCAAGCTCTCTTTTAATGGCATCAACAACAGAAACCCCACCCTGCGGTCTACCATTTGGGTTTGGGCTTTTACCGCCTGGTAGGAATTTACCTAATTCGTCTCTTTTCACGCCATCACTCATTTATGTCTACCTTTATTAGTTCGTCAGCTTGAATATTCATCAGCTCTTTAAGCGATTGGTCTGTTACCAATACAAGTTCGTATTCAACATCATTTGACACTGTTGATTTTCTAGTTAGCCTTTTTATTTGAGCCTCGAACCTCATCTATAAACTCCTTCATTTCTTTTACACTTTTTTCTACATTATATTCTTCCCTAGCATATTCTCGCTTTTCTTTGCCCTCTTTAGTTCGTGCTTCTTCAGATATAAACCTCTCTAATTCTTCTAGATTCTCAGCCACCGGAAGCCCAAGTAACCAACAGGTACTTTTGCGATTATCAGACTTAAACCGATGATAAACCTTAATTGATCTTGGAAGTAAAGCAAAATCAGCTTCGATCATTTCCCAGTTGTTTTTGGTTGGGTTTTCATTATCGTACTTTACAAACTTTTCTTGATTGTAAAAGTTGATTTCGTTCTCATCGTCAGCCAAAGACACTTTGGTGTTTGAAATGTACTTGATTTTAAGTCCCAGTCTTATTAAATGCTGTAATACCCGAGCATCAACTAAAGCGTGGAAATTTTGAGCATAACCAAACCATAATACCATTTTAGCATTTCCTCGATGGATTTTGTTTTCCTTAAATTCATTTATATCATGGCGGTCTTTTATTACTCTGACAGGTTTACCAAATTGCTTCATAAAATCAGCCATCTCTTGTGTTGGGCAAGTTACCCCATCAACCAGGTCGGTCATTTCCCTGACATGATCACCACTTAACCAATCAGGATCACAAATATCAAGTATTTTAGTACCTTTAAAGTTTCTAGCGTGTTCTTTCCAGTATGCTTTTTGATAAATTACTGTGTCATACTCCCTGCCGGAAGTGAAAAGCTCTGACCCTTTCCAATACTTAATTAGATTTTTAGCTCGGATTTTTGATGACCCTGCTTGTTTGCCATGAAACTGATCGTAGGTTATAAACCCCGTAGATATTTTTTCTTCCATTTATCAGCTCCTTTTAATCCTTTAATTGTATTGATTGTCGTTTCTAAATATCCATCAACCGAGAATATTTCAGCTTCAATAAACCTAACTACCATGTTACAAGTCATACATTGATAAGCAGTGTCGTGAACCTTTTTTAATAAGTGATGTTCACATTGATCAGTAGTTTGTTTTATTACTGGTCGTTTTTTTAACTCTTTAATAAGTTTGTCAATTTGGTCTTTATCAATACCTTTTTCCTCAAGGTCTTTTCTAACCTTATCTAATTGCTCTGGTGTTAAATCTTCTAATTCTTCTCTCATTTGCCTCCTATTACTTTTTCTAAATACTTTTTCCAATCATCAGCAAAGCGATCAAAATGTAGTTTTTCAATAGCAGTTTGTTTGCCCTTTTGCCCAATTTCAACCGCCTCATCAAACCTATAATGGATTAAATCATTTATTAATTTAGCTATCATAAATGGATCTTGATCAACTAAAAACCCGTTTTCACCATCTTTAATAATCTCATTTATTCCGTGATTATCAGTAGAGATAACACAGCACCCAGAAAACATCGCTTCTGTTCTAGCTCTTGGCATCGGTGAGTTGCCAGTCGGATTGAAGTAAATAAGTGATCTACCTAACATATTTCTATAAGCGTCAAAATAATTAGGATATTCGCCATCACGCTCTGATGAATAATTTACAGGAGCGTGTATTAAATCAATCCCATAACTAATACGAAGCTCAGTCCTCACCGCTTCCAATAGTCTGCGTCCATAATACACATCGGACATACCAGCTTCACTTTGGGCAATAAATACTCTCGGCTCTTTTGGTAGATCCCACCAATCTTCTGGCTTCATACCATGAATAATATAATCGCCGAATCCCCATTGTTCACAGGCTTCTTTAGTATTAGATAAGTGAAAATTATCCCCAATAGATTCACGCACCCCGGTGATGGTTTCCATCTTTCCTTTAATAACAAGTTTCCCCCCATTAATAATAATGTCAGGTGTCATACCAGGTACATCTAACATCGGTGTCCCATGATTCAAAACAATTTTAGGAATATCAGTAATGACTTCGTTCAATTCCTTATACAAATTACCCTTCTTGATCCCCGGCTGAACAATCTGCTGATCAATATGAAGTAGTGCAGCATCGTATTTCCCCGGCTCATAATGAGTTACTAAATTAACATTAGGAAATTTCTCTATACCTCTTAACCAATAGTGAGTTTTGGTCCATTTGCGATAATGATTGATTAGAAAATCCCACTCAATGAAAGGCAATCTCACCAGCTCTAGGTCGTGTCCCAAGTTTAACTAGTGCCAGTTGTGACCAAACAGGCGATATTTCTTCCCTGTATCACAACTGGCTTTTTTGTCAGCATTTTTCATACTTGGCATCTCCATATTAAAAGTTTAAATTAAAGTTATGAGTAAAATCAAAGTCGTGCGAACAAAGTCTAACATTATTATAAAATGCCTTAATTGTGGAGCTGATTTTAGAATTTACCCCTTTGAAGTCGGAAAAAGGAAATTTTGTTCTACTAAATGTAATGGCTCTTATTATGCCGAACAATATAGCCGAGAAAGAATTGGCAGTGGCAATCCTATGTTTAATAAAAAACCCTGGAATTATAATGGTGGCAATCAAAGAAAATATGATCATAAATACAAGGTTTGGCGTGAAAGTATAATTAAAAGAGATCAAGCAAAGTGCCGAGGCTGTGGTAAGACAACAACCGGTAGCGACTGTATTGTCCACCATATACTTCCGTACAAAGAATTTCCCAATGAGAGATTTAAGAAAAATAACGGCATTACCCTTTGCCGAAGTTGCCATAACAAATTTGATGAAGGAATAAAGAAAACCCAGTTCTAACTTATATTTTGTCATACATCCTCCATAGTAGATTTTTCATATCTAATATTTCGTCTTTTTTTCTAAACCTCGACTTCGATCCAGAAAGTTGGGTAACTTGTGCTTTTTCGTTCCATAAACACTTAATACCATTTCGATTCATACGAGTTACAATCTCCTGTGTCATACCACCATATTTGTTTATTCGTTCACAAAACATACCGGCTTTAATCATTGTCGATCTTTTAATAAAAGAAACATTTTCAACAAAAGACTTCTTGTTGTTGTTCTTATTGGCACACAAGTATGAGTTATCCTCAATTTTATTAATAAACTCTTGGATTAAATCCTTTTTCGGCAACCAGCGATCATCATTAAATAAAAGGTATTCCCCGGCTGAATTGATGATCCCGATATTACGAGCTTTCGCCAACCCATATCCTTTACAGCGAGTATTAAAATACCTTATTGTTACACCAGTCTGACGGAAGTTTTTAACTACCTGTTCATTTAGATCAGGTTTATCAGAACCATCATCAACTACAACAATTTCGATATTCTTCCAATTATTATCCAAATACGCTTCTAAAATCTGCTGTAAATTATCAGCTCGATTAAATGTATTTATGATCACCGAAACTAAATCTTCTTTATACAAGGCACTATTCCATATCTTATATAATTTCCAAGCTCTGCGATAAACATTTTTCTCTTTGATTATATTCCATGCTTTATCACGCATTGAAAGTCGCAATTCTCGATCTTCCATTAAGTTTTTTATTAGTACCTTTAATGCTTCCTCGTTTTCTGGTTCGCTATCGTGGACTAAAATACCTTCTTGGTTGACATCGGGGATATAACCAATAGGTCGAGTGATAATAGGAACTCCAACACTCATACACTCTAGCATCGGTAATGTTCCAGTTTCAAAGTTATCAACTGAGTTACAAACATGAATAGCCGACTTATTATAAATCTCTATTAATTCCTCATCACTAGCATCAACTGCCATTATCGGTTTGTATTTTAGTATTTCAGAATAATAGTTCTGGTCAGATATTCTACCAACCAAATAAAACTTATACCCTAATTCACTACAAACTTTCGCCACCGGCAAAATTCCTTTTTTACCCTCGATTCTAGCGGCACACATAACAACTGATTTTTCTTCAGTATAGTCAGGATTCCACTTAAATTTATTGACATCAACCGAAAGCGTTACCACTTCAACATCTCTTAAAACTCTTTTTTGGGTCAGGTTAGAAACGATATTCTTTTTATAGTGAGACCAATCCTTTGCCATTAAATCATAAGGATTATGATGTGATAAAACAGCTGGGATTTCCTTGTATTTAGGCAGTAATTCAAACAACTTTTCCCCCGACTTCCAGTATTGAATATCTAATAAATCTGGTTCGAATTCCTCAATAGCCTGTATCTCTTCAAGTGATGGTCTTTTAGGGTGTAAACTTAAAACTTTTATATCTAAAAAATCCAACTCTTTTCTTACATCTTCAGCCATACGCCAGATAGCTGACCCGACTTTATCAACAATAGTTAATATTCGCATTTCACCTCTCCTATTCCGTTCGCCTTTTTGTGAACGATTAGTTTAAAATTATTTTCTTTTACAAATTCATCAACCGCTTTTTTAACTCCGTATTGGTCTTCACGCTCTTCAAAGTTATATCTGTGATTATAGTCATCAATTATTATTACTTTAGGTTTGAATTTAAGTGAATTATTTAAATCTTCTTTGACATACTCGTAGCGGTGATCACCATCAAT